GACGGCGCGAGATCCGGCTTCGGCATCCGCCGACGGCATCCAGCGGCCGTAGACCCGGGCGATCATCGTCCAATCGGCATGCCCCATCTGCTTGGCAACCCACATCGGGTGCTCGCCGGCAGAGAGCATCATCGATGCATAGGTGTGCCGAGTCTGGTAGGGGTTGCGATAGCGCACGCCAGCCCGCTTTAGCGCTGCGTGCCAGATGCGCCAGATCTGATGTGAACCGGAGAACCGCTCACCAGTGCGGGTCTTGAAGATCGGCCCATCGTCTTCCGTCAGGAAAGTCAACGGCTTTTGCGCCTGCAGTGCCTCGGCTGCGGGACTGAGCAGTCGAATGTCGCGCCGGCCGGCGGCTGTCTTTGGAAACTCGGCGACGCCCTTTGCCTCGCGCGTGAGGGCACGGCGCACGCGCACGTAGCCGCCGACGAAATCGATATCGGACCAATTCAGGGCGATGAGTTCGGATGTGCGTACGCCAGTCCAGAGCGCGAACTGAACCATATTGCGGTGGCCATCGCTCAACTTGGCGAGCACCGCGGCCTGCTCGGCCGGCGACAGCGGGTCGATCTCGTCATCGTCCTGGCCATCGGTCGGCCGCTCGGCGCGCGCGTAGGTGTAGCCAGCCAGAGGATTTGCGTCGATCAGCTCGTCGTCTGCCGCGTCTTTCAGAGCTGACCGCATGCAGCTCTGGATGTTCGATAGACGCTTGTTGGAGACCTTCTTCTTTTTGTGGGCGTCGATTGAAGCCAGCCAATCACGAATCAGGGCGCGTTTCAGTTCGGATAGGGCCAGCTTCCCGAACTTGGGGATCACCCATCGGTTGACGATCAGTTCGTAGCCCTTGTATGTGGAGGCCTTGATCTCAACCTTCTTTCGGCTGAGCCACTTGTCGAAATAGTCTTCTACCGTTTGAACGTCGCCAGGCCGGTCGGCGAGCGCCGCAGCGTGCCTGGAATCGGGAAAGGTCTTTGCGTAGTCGAACTCGCCTTTTTCGATCGCGTGCAGCACTGCGGCGCGGAACTGGATCAGCTTTCGAGTGTTGGCAGGACAGGGCTTCGCTCTGATGCGTTCCCGGCAGCGCTTGCCTTTGTAGGCAAAGGCGATTTCATAGCTGGAGTCGGAAACGATAGTGACTCCTGTCCCCTTTCTACCCATCGGTTGTACCCCTCCACGTCCATCAGAATTTTCTTGGTGCCTGGCTCGTAGCGCCAAACCACACCCTCAGGCCAGATCCCTTTGCACTTGCGCGTATAGACGGCGGCAGGTGTGAGGCCTGTCATCTCGCAGAACTTTGCGATTGTCACGAACCGAATCACGTCGCCCCTCTTCTGTCGGCGGCAATGCTCCCCCTGAACTCCACCACCCATACGCGTGGGTTCGCGGTCCAGGACCCGGCGCCGTTGATCGACTCCCACAGGCTGCGGTAGCTAAGAATGGCTGCCGTGCCTTTCCCCTCCGGGATGGCGCGGATCATCGGGCCGCTGAAGAGAATCGGGCGTTCACGCATGGCGGCGCTCCCTGATGCAGTAGGTACGATGAAAGCCTCCGCCGTCATGGGGAACGTGCCTTACCTCGATGCCGTGCTGGCGGGCCTCCCAATCAGCCAAGCTGCTGTGCAGCCATCTGCCCAGAGCATCTTTCCAGTCCGGAGGGATCGCCGCGCTGATCTGCTGTTCTGTCGCCGCAGTCATCCCCGATTCCAGGATGGTGGCAACAATAGCCGCCTTGAAGGCTTGGCTGTGCGACAGAAGGCACTGAGCCGTCTCCATCGGAGTGAGGCCGGGCAACGGCCAGGCCTCGAACCGGGCAGCATCGAGGTGGGGCGCCGGCGGGATGAGAAACAAGTCCGCTTGCTGCATCATGCGGCCTCCCGCATGAGCTTGACCTCGGTGGGTGACCAACTCGCCAGATCCGGCAGGTTGGCGCGCACGAGCGCGGCTGCCATCGGCGGGCTGACGCTGTTGCCGCACATGCGCACCTGCGCGTGCTTTGGCAGCCTGCGACCGTTGATGACCGGCGCGATCACGTAGCTGCTCGGGAAGCCCTGGGCCGCATAGAGCTCATGTGGCTCGAGCATGCGCATGCCGATGTCGGCGATCTGGTACTGTTCGCCGGCCACCGTGACGAGGCCCAGGCGGTCCCTCGTGGGGATGGTGTGCATCGGGTCGCGGCAGCGCTGATCTTGGCCGCCTTCGCTGTAGTACTTGATCAGGAAGGCACGAACCTCGCCGATGTGGTTGCCACCGGATGTGACGGTCGGCATCGGCGCGTCAGCGTCGCTGCCGGTGGTGGTGCCGTACATCTTCAGCATATGGGACGACACCAGCGCGTGATGGTCGGCGGTGGTGATGGTGCTGGCTGGCTCGGCCAGGCCGACGCCGGGCCCTTCGTAGTTGCCGCCGTAGTGCTTCGCCAAGAAGGCCGACACCAGCGCGTGCTTTGCGCCGCCAGCGACGACCGTTCCCAGTGGCTTGTCCAGGCCGGGCGCCCGCGGCGCCTGCCCGGGGCGCTCACCGTATCCGGTCTGTACCAGCGTAGCCGCCGCCAAGGCGAAGTGCCCGCCCTTGACCTCGGCGCACTGTGTGCGCAGCGGCTCGTCGGCGCGGAATGTGCGCTGCGTTGACGCGTTGGCGCACTCGGTCAGCACCGGCATGATGAGCCCAAGCGCATGCGGCGCGCCAGCGGGGTTCTCCTTGGGGCCGGCAGTGATCGTCGGCATTGGGTCGCGCAGTTCGGCGCCTGTCGATCCCGTGCGGAACTTGGTCAGGTGCGGCGCCACCAAGCCGAAGCCGTGCTTCGCGGTCAACGTCTGCATGGGCTCGCTGATAGGCTGTCCACGGAACTCGTCGCGGCCGTGATTCACCTTCACGATGAAGGGGGCTGCCGCGTTGATGACGTAGCGGTGTAGGCCGCGCGCGATGCGTCGTTGCGTCGCCTCGGCCAGCGGCCGCTGCCGCTCGAAGATGGAAGGGCAGGGGATCGACCAGTCGATGCACTCGGCGGCCGTCCGCCAAGGCTTCAGGCGCTTCGCCTTCACTGCGGCGCTGTCCGGTGCGCCGTGGGTCGGCTCGGGCCACACGACGGGCTGGCCGTCGCAGCGCGCGATCAGGAACAGGCGTTTGCGGATGGTTGGCGCGCCGAAATCGCATGCGCGCAGTTCGCGCCATTCGACGGCGTAGCCTTTCTCCTGCAGCTGGCGGACGAACGAGCGGAAGGTGTCGCCGCGGCGGCGCGGGCAGGGATTGCCGTCGGCCAGCAGCGGGCCCCAGGTTTGGAACTCCTCCACGTTCTCGAGGATGATGACGCGCGGTCGCGCCAGCGCTGCCCAGCGCAGTGCCACCCAGGCCAAGCCGCGGATCCGCTTGTCGCGCGGCTTGCCGCCCTTGGCCTTGCTGAAGTGTTTGCAATCCGGCGAGAACCAAGCCAGGCCGACCGGCCGCCCGCGTGTGACCGCGAGCGGGTTCACATCCCACACCGATTCGCAGTGATGGTCGGTCTGCGGGTGGTTCATTGCGTGCATCGCCACTGCCTCGGGGTCGTGGTTGATGGCGACGTCGACGTGCCGGCCGAGGGCGAGTTCGATGCCGCAGCTGGCGCCGCCGCCGCCGGCGAAGTTGTCGACGATCAGCTCGGGGGCGATGTCGAGTAGGAACTGGTCTCGAATCATTCCTTGTCCCCCTCTCGGCGCCGCCACACAGTGGTCTCCAGCACGTCGCTGCGCTCCAGCCGCTCGATGAGCAGGCCGACCGGGATCATGGCCCCGCCGACAGCGGCCAGGGCGGCCCAGCCCAGGTCTGATACGCTGACCCGCGACTGCGCGCGGGCCCGGCGCCACACGACGGTGACGAACCCAACTAGCCACCACAGCGCCGCCGCGATGGCGTAGATGTCGTACTCGCTCATCGTGCACCTCCCAGTTCAACCCAACGGCGGATGAACATCGCCTGTGCGCGCTCCGGGTGCACGGTGTTCACGCGGCGCGCGAGCGGCTCGATGCCGTCCAGCACTGTCCAGGGCGTTGGGTCGTTGGACATCAGGTCGCGACGCTCGGTAGCGAGCAGCACCAGGTCGGCAGTCGCGACAGCATCGCTCAGCTTGGCGGGCAGGCCGAAGCGAGCACGGATCACGCCGTCGACGCGGGTCTTGACTGCGCGGTAGTCGGGCAGCAGGGCCTTGAGCGGTCGGGGGATGTCTTTGCAGTAGGCCTTGTGCGCATCGTGCAGCAGCGCCTCGATCGCGTGCTCGCGCGGCACGATCTGGCTGGCGAGCACGCTGTGCTGTGCCACGCTGTAGAAGCGGCGTGCGTGGCCGCCGTAGCAGCATTCGTGGGAGAGCGCCTGGGCGATGTCCAGGATGTCGATCTGCTCGGGTTTCGGGTCGGCGTAGTCGAAGTGCTTGCCGGTTGCGGTGAGGATCCAGGTCATGCGTGCCTCGTGGGTAGGAGTTCGCCGGCGGCGGTAGCGCCGCGTTGCGTGGCGAGGGCGTAGACGGTCTGGGTGGCATGCAGCTGCTGGCGGCGCGTAGTCGCCTCCTGCATGTCGTCGGTGAGGGTGAACGCGGCGCCGATCGCGCGGAACTCGTCGCCGGTGCAGCCGAAGCGGCCGACGCGCTTGAAGCGCTTGCCGACCTCGGCGACCGCGACAACGCCGCGCGCCATCGCATCGAGCACGTCGTCCGCGTGGGCGAAATGCTGCTGGGCCAGCACCTGGCCGACATTGATGCGGAAGGCCAGGGTGTGCCAGCTTTCTTCGGTGGCCGTGCCGTCGCGCATCTTTTCGAGCTCGACGTGCGGCACCAGCTGCAGCTGCACCTCGGCGCCGCGGCTGAAGCGGATGATCGACGGTAGGGCGCCCGTTTCGCGCGCGGGGCGCCCCCGTTTGCAGCGGCGCCTGCTCACAATTCCACCTCGCCCAGCGCTGCTGTCGCGTTGCTGACGTAATCGTCCAACTGCCCGAGCAGATCGGCCGGGCGCCCGTTGTTGAACATCTCGATGTCGCCGACAGCAAACTCGATGCCGTGCTCGCTGCTGTGCTCGGTCACGCGGCGCGCGGCAGCCCGGTGCAGGTGGATGATGGCGCCGCCGGCGCGGCGGATCATGTCGGCCTCGTTTTCCATGCGGACGTCCGACACGACAACTCTGTGGCCGGCGAAGAGCTCAGCGCGGATGCGCCCCTCGGCCAGCGTCACCCACAAGTCGGGCGAGACCAGCAGGCGGCCCCACTCAGTGCCCATCGACTGCATGAGCTGGCGGGGGGACTTGCCGATCAGCGGCAGCAGCTCTTCTTTGCGGCCGGGCTCGAAGTCTTTGGCGGTCAGGCCGAAGCCCGTCTGCAGCATGGCGCGCAACGGGTCTGCGAACGCGATCTGGCGGAAGCCGTGGGCGGCGCGCAGGTGCGCGGCGGCGGTGTCCTTGCCGACCTGGGCGCGGCCGGTGAATCCGATCAACATGGGCTGTCCTCGATGGGCAGCCCGCGCGCCCGGCGGCGCGCGGGCGTGGTGGTTACTGGGCGAAGGGCTCGCCGAAGAAGAAGGGCGTGCCGGTCTTCTCGCGGATCGTGGCGATCAGCGTGGTGGTGGCGGCCTCCAGCGTCTTGTCCTGGCGGATGAGCTCGTACCAGAAGCTGACCTTGCCGTCCCGCGCGCGGTAGCGCAGCCGGGCGTCGATGCGGTAGGCGTCGCCGTTCCAGAACACCGGGATGCCGACCGCGAAGCGCTCGAACAGCTGCATCTTCGCCAGGGTCTGGTCGTCGTCGTCCTGCACGAACGACATCTGCACGCCGCCATTCGACAGGCGGATGGCACTCTTGAACCGCATGTCCTGGTTGGCCTCGAACGACAGGGCCATCTCCAGCATCTGCGCGCCCGTCGGCAGGCCGGCGCCGTCCGGGCTGGCGATGTCCTTGAGGTTCTCCTCGATGAAGCCGGCGAACTCGGCCTGGGTCATCGGCTTCCGGTTCTGGCCGAACCAGCGCCGCCACTCCTCGCTGAACTCGGGGCTGAAGCGGGCGAGGTGGTCGCGCCACTGCGGCTTGTCTTCATCCTCGCCGTGGTCGTTGACGATGGCGACGAAGCCGACGCTGCCTGCCTTGTAGTCGGCGTTGCCCCAGATCGTGCTGTCCGTCAGCGAGCCGTGGCGCTTCACGTAGTCGATGAAACTGTCCGCGTCCAGCAGCTTGACCTTGGCGCGCTTGCGCAGCGGCGCGCGCAGGCGGTTCTCGTCGTCATGTGTCTCCAGTTTCCAGTCGGGCGGCAGTGCCACGCGGCGCACGGCGCCGGGCGCACCCGTGAGGAGTTCGACGGGGTGCTTCATTTCCTTGACCAGGGTCTCGGCCAGGTTAGGATGCTGTTCCATGGTGGTGGTGTCCCGCGTGGGGTAGGTGGGGGTTACGCCGTCTTGAGCGCGGACGGCGCGGCGTCGGTCGTGGTGGCGACGCTCTTCAGGTCCAGCTTCTGCTGACGGGGGTCGTCGGCAACGAGGTTGCCGTCCGGGGTCGCGAAGAGCATCGCTTCCATCGCGTCTTCGGCCGGCTTCTTCAGCGTGACCTTGCCGGTGATGTGCATGGCGCCGCCGCGCGTGGCCTTCTTGACGGTCACCTCCAGCGTCAGCTTGCCGGCCTTGCCGGAGGCGTCCACGGCCGTGACGAGATCGTTCATCTTGTCGCTGGCCGTATCGATGAACACGCCGCCGCCGATGTGGCGGAGGGTGTCGGTGATGGGTCTGGCGGACACGTTGTCCTCCTGATCGAATGCCGCCCACAGTTGCGCCGGGCGGCGTGGCGCTAGTCGATATCGTTGGCCTGCAGCCGCTTGATGTCGGGCCGCTGGTGGGTAGCGCGCTCGGCCTGCCGCTGCGCGTGAGCGTGGGCAGTGACTTCCAGCGTGCGGCGGATGGTTGCGGAGCCCAGCGCTACCTGCGCGGTGCAGGTCATGCGCTGACGTCGCCATTCGCGCAGCACGTCGGCATCCGAGAGCGAGGGGGCGGTCATGGCAGGCTGGCGATCCCCGGGGCGATGGCGTCGGCTAGTCCGAACAGCAGGACGATTAGGGCGATGCCAACGCCTGGGTGGCGACTGAGGGGGCCGTGAGCAAGGCGGTCGGCGAGCGATGTGCCGGTGCTTTGATATGCTCGGGAGCGTTCTGCTTGAACTGTTCCCATCCCCTTCAGCGAGGCGACATGCGCATCGTCAGCACCTTCCTTCCCGCCGCTCACGACGAGGACATCGGCCGGCGGACCCAGCTTTTCGTTTTTGATGCCCTCGTAGGCGAGAAAAGTCTCGTGCTGGGCGTTACGGTCGGCAGAGTTGACGGTCCAGCCCTTGACGATGTGAAGTGTTCCGCGATCGGCAACAAGATCATCGGCCGCCTCGCCACTCACCACCGTCTCAACTACCCGGACGGCGTTGTGGTTCTGGCCGGGGTGCAGAGCGTCGGCAGCGCGAAACAGCGCGTTCGCAAGGTATTGACGGATGCGCCCGATCAGGCCGCAGTCCTGTTTCTGTGTGCGGACCCGAAGGTGTACGACGCCGTCACGCCGCACCTCGGCATTGACTACCAATCCGCGGACCCGAGCGCTCAGTAGCGTTGTGATGGGCGATGGCGCGCGCGTCATGCTGCCTCCTGGGCTTGCATGGTTCGTGCGTCGGCTTCCGGGTCGAGCAGCGGGGTGATGAGGCATGCGTTGGCGGTCATACCAGGCACCTGGAGCGTGTGCTGAAGCTTGCCGTTGTGCTCAACGTTTTTTGCTGTTGTGGCGCCGGCGTCTTTGAGGAAGCGCAGCAGCGCAAACTCCGAGCCATTTGGCGTCCAAAGCAGGATCTGGCTGAGGCTCTTGTGCGGCGTGCAGACGTCCCAGCGGATGCCCGAGTAATGGGCGGTGGACAGGATTTCGCCGAGGGTGTCGAGGTCCGCCGCGAAATGCTCAATGCTCTCGCGGCGTTCTTGGGCTTCGGTCTCAGCTTCCAACAGAAGGCGTTTGGAATAGCGCATGGCTGACCTCACGCTTGTGGGGTAGCGGTGCGCACACGCGGCTCATCCCGCGTCACCTCGTCGAAATTCAGGGCGAGCGCGTGGATGGCGATGACCACCGCGGTGGCGGCGATATAGATCAGGAAGCCTTTGAGGCGCCCTCGACCTGTGGTGTTGACCTGCATCTGGTGCTCCATCTGTTTGCGATATGTCTCGTGTCGATGGAGAAATACTAGCTGCGCTAGTAGATTCAAGCAATAGCTTAGCTATTCAATTTGCATTGATTTTTTAAATAGCAAAGCTAGTTTAATAGGGCGCAAAAAAACCCGCGGGGGCGGGCTTTGGGATCACTTGGCTTGTTGAGGCGTCTTTCGAGGGGAAAAGAAAGAGCGGATCAGAGCTGCGCCGGGTATGGCTGCCAGCGCTCCAGCGGCAGCCTCGTGGCCATTAGCCGCCAACCAGACTGCGCCCGCGACACACGCCAATGAAACGAGAGTGCCTGCGATTTGGCCAATCGTATCGCTCCAAAAGACGACCTTGGACTGATATTCGACGATGGAGAGCTGCTTTTCCTGACCTGCAACGTTGGCCGCCAGCGCTCGGTCCTCAAGCGCTCGTCGATGAAGTGACTCGGCCTCCGCCATCGCGATCAAGCGATTTGCTGATCCGGGCACAAGTCGCTCGAATCCCTCCAAGATGGAGGGATGAGGGATTGGGCCCTGGTACATCTGCTGGGCCACCTGGACTTGCTGGAGGGTTGGAGTTGGAAAAGCGGTTTGAGCGGCTGCGGCTGCGGCTGCGGTCTTATTTTTTTGCGGTTGCGGTGCCTTTGTCATGTTGCTCGATCACACAGTCGATGTCTTTGCCAACTTTGTACCAATCGGTCGCCAGAGCAACATGGACCGGAGCCTTAGGCGCCTTAACGGGTTCCAAGCTAGGAATGGCGGGCATCACATTTACCGCGTTCAGCATTCCTGGGGCGCCCAAACCTTTGACGAAACCGTGGACGAAAGTCTTACCCGCGAGGTGGCGGAGGTCTTTCTGCATGGCTTTCTCCGAACTGAGTGCGTGAGTCTAGCATAGACACAATTGCAACTATGCAGGTTCGAGTCCACGGGAGAATTGTGCCGCCCACAGCAACGACTTCGCTAAAAATCACCCATCCCAGACCTGTACTTAACCCGGCCCACAATGCTGATGTGTTCGAGCTGATCGGTTGGCACCACGAAGGGATCGTGCTTTTCCTTGTTGTCACTAACCACGCGCAGGGAGCCGCCAGGCATTTTGAACAGGCGCTTTACCAGCATTTCTCCGGCATAGATGAGGGCGAATACGCCACCGCCAGCCGGAATGCGCTGATCGGCCTTGTCCACCACTACGGTGTCATCATCGAATAAGCGTGGCTCCATGCTATCGCCGCGAACCTTCACTGCCACCAGGTTCTTTGGCGTGGCGTCCAGTCTTCGGATGTAGTCCGCCTGGAACGGCAGCGGTTGCCTTTCTTCGATATGCCAAGTCTCACGGCCATTGCCGGCCGACAGCGCCACGTCGATGTGTGTAATCAAAACAGTGGTCTCTGGCGGTAGTTCTTCGAGCGAGTTGTATATCGAGATCGGGCGAGCCGGGTAGCCCTTGCTTTGCGACACACGTTGGCGGCTTTCTTCCGCCTCCCAGTCGAGGCGCTCGGCCTCAAGCTCTTCCTGTTCCCGGCGCGCCTTAGCTTCCGGCGAGTTCAGCGTCGATAGAACAAGGGGAGACGTGAGAGCCTTCATCTCTGCTGCAAGCTTCGGGCTGAAGCTTGCAACGTCGACTCCAAGTCCGCGAGCGAACGCTGCTGCAGCCTTGATGTTGAGAGGGCGTCTGGCGTTGAGGTACTGCCAGACCATCCCTTGGCTCCCGATTTCATAGCGGCTGCCAAACTCTTCTTGGCTGAGCTTCCCCTTGCGCTCGTTGTAGAGCGCCTTCAGGCGGACCGCATCCTCAATTTGCCAGCCCTCGAGGGTCGTCGTCGGATATTTCATGCACCCAAGTGTAGCGTTGCTATTGAAGCCGGCAACAAGCGGAGCTATTGACATGATAACTAGCTGAGCTATTATTTGCGGTATGAACCTAGCCAACTACCTTGACCGCGGTGACGTCAGCCAGAGCCTTCTTGCGAAGCAGTTGGGCGTCTCTGCTGGGCTTGTTTACCAATGGCGCTCGGGCCGCCGTCCGATTTCCGCGAAGCAGTGCACTGCGATTGAGCGTGCAACCGATGGCACTGTCACACGGCAGGAATTGCGCCCCGACGACTGGCAAGAGATCTGGCCGGAGTTGATTCCGCCATAGAGGTTGTTCTGCTACCAACGTCAAGCCAGTAGCGCGAGCGGCTTGCCTGCCTGATCGCGCGTCGGGCAATAGCCCTCTCACGGTTAGTCAGGCGGCGTAGGTGCTTAGGTTTCGATTCGAACATGCATGGCTCCCCCTGTGTGGTTGGGGTGAGTCTATGTGCGGGCGCAAAAGAAAAGTAGTTCACACAGGGGCCGGTTTACCGGCTTTTTCATCGGGAGGGAGCGTGAGGCACCAATATTCCGACATCGATCAGCATGACGTTCTGTACAGCGTCGCCCGGGCGTATCCGGGCGGCATTGCAGCCCTGGCGACGCGCATGGGCATGACCGCGCCGGTGCTGCGCAACAAGCTGCGGCCAGGCGTCGACACCCATTACATGAGCTTCGAGCAGGTGTCGCTGCTGCTCGAACTGGTAGACGAGGCCAAGGTGGCCAACGCCAAGTTGCCGATCCGCGCATTCTGCTGGCGGCACGGCATGGTCGCGCTCGACATCGATCGCGTCAGGGCCGAGCCGCAAACCGATGCCGACTTGAACCGGGCCTATGGCAGCGTGCTCAGCGAGCTCGCCGACATCAGCAAGAAGTTCGGCGAGGCTCTGGCTGACGGTCGCGTGTCGTATGAGGAGATGGATGAGCTCGAACTCGAATTCGAGCAACTGGTGGGCGCCGCCATGCGGTTCCGCGAGATGCTGCACGAGCGTGCGGCCAAGGACAGCGGGGTGCGCCGTGGCTGACGCCATCGATATTGCAGCTGACCAGGCCGAGCAACAGCTCGCCGAGCAGATTGCCGCGGTCCGGCAAGCCGCGCGGGACGCGCGTGGAGTGGACGGTGTGTGCCGCAGCTGCGGC